AAACTGTCTATCCATTTTCTACCTTTTCTTATTAGTTGTATTTTATATTTTTTATTAGAAAACAATTCATCAGTACAAATCATGAATATACAACCATCTTTAGCAACACCACATAAGCCCATAGGCTGATCCTCGTCACCAGCTATTGTTAATATTGTTTTACCAAACAAAAACGACAAGCGTAAGGCATCTTCTGGATCTTGTCCTGTCTGATATAAACCTTCTAGTCGATCCATTTGTCTCATGTTTTGACATACATAATTAAGATCTGATAGTTTTGATTTTCTTAAATATCCCATTAAGTTCTTCTACTCCTCATGTGAAATACTCCTTCATATTCTGCACTAGCTAACAATGTAGGCAAGAACGTATTGTTCTTTACATCTATATCTACTCTATCTGACTTGCTCATAATAGGCACTTTGAATGTACCTGTATCTAAATTAATTTGACCAATAGAAGCAGAAGCAGCACCAAGCAAACGACCAGTAAATTTATGTAAAGAGGTGTCTCTATTCTCAGGTGTTACTTCTACTTGAAAGAAACCAGAGTCTTCATACTTAATATAGAAATGATGTATTTGTAATCGACCACTTATAAGTTCAGTAGCACCTCCACCACCTTGAGTTAATCTTTGTTGACTAAACCTATAGTGCATTTCATAAGGTTCACCAATAATAAATTTACTATTTCTAAAATCACCTGCTGCTGTAATGGTAGAAGTAGATCCGTTTGTAAGGTTAGTGGTATTTAAAACTTGCCCTGATTTAAGTGTTTGTGTATTACCTTGAGTATCAACAAAAGTACTTGTTTCATTGCTGGCAAGATAACGACCAACAATATTCATATTTGCTCTAAGTCTATATGGCACAGTAAAAGTTGTAATATCAGTACCAGAGTTATAAGCAACAGACACACCGCTAGTTGCTTCAGTTACTTTATGGTCTAGATGAAATTCAAACTCTGCATTAGGTTCTCTAAAATTAGTTTCAAATGGTATTTTTTCTAAGGTTACTTTATTAGCTTCTTCTATAACCATTATTAAATCAGTACCAATAAAATCAATATTTAAAATAGACCTATTACTGTTAAAGGTATAAGTAAACCAAGCATTCAAAGCTTTACTAAACCCTTCACCATATAACCATCTGTTTACATATAACTTGTTTGGATTTTCTGTACCAAGCAGAACAAGAATATCTTGGTTGTTTGATACTGCCATTTTAAAAATACCACTTGGTATTAGTCTTGGTACATGAATAGTTGTGTTTGCAGCATCTTGGATCTGTTGACTACCTGTAATAATATATTCTCTAATACCTGCAAAAGTACCTTTTTTAGTTAAGAAATAAATAGAAGAACCAGAACCTACAGGCTGTGCTGCTGTATTACTTTCAAATTCAGTTTGTACAAGTACGTTAGCTGTTGAAGGTGTAAGGTTATCTGCTGAACTTGATAATACAAATTGTGTTTGTTCAGAAAATAATATAAGTTTTTCTCCCATAGTTACTGCGTGTTTCAATATTGCAACTTTTGTGTGAGATGCAGCTACGTCTATGGGTTCTGTATCTAAAACTGATATAACTGTTTCTGGAAAGAAATTAAAAAACTCTGATACTGTCGAAAGTATTACATTATCTGCTGCAAGAAACCCAAGCCTGTTTCTAAAGAAAAATACATTATTAATTTTCTGTCCTATAAAAGAAGGATTTGGTGATGACACTAAATCACCAACAACACGTTCACCCCATTTAGGTAATGTATAATCAGTTCCAGATATTGTATATGTATCTCCATCTACTCTTGCAAATCTAAAATTACCATCTGCTTGACGTATAAGAACGTGTGGCATTGTGTCGTAATTAAATTTAAAAGGTATGCCAGCTTCTACTGTTTCTGACCATTGTC